TTGATATTCTTAGTAGACGCCATAGATCTTGCTAAAGCTTTTGTATATCTAGACGCAAGTCTGTCATACAAGTTATCTTCGATAGCTTCTTCTGTGATAGCGAATGCTAATGCAATCGTTTCGTTAGTGTAACGAGCTGTAAAAGTTTCTTGCGCATCGTCGAAAGCTACACCCTGTCCTTCAGGTTTAACTGCCGCGTTTGCAAAACCAGCTAACATTACTTCCTCTTCGAAAGCTCTGTCAGATGTTTCAGTGTCAAAAAGTTCTGCCCACTGCTCGCCATATTGTTTGTATTCCAGACCGAACAAAGCGTTCAAACCTGGCTCTAGTTCTTTAACTAGTTGTGCTCTTGATATTGCCATAGTTATTTATCTCCTATTCGATTAGTTATACAAGTTACTAGCTTGTGCAATTGCTACTATTACGTTCGCACCTACTGCTGATAGATCATTGTTTTCGACGTCATCAGCTGATCTCACTAGTTTGAACATATGAGTTGTTGCTGCTCCGCCACCAATGTCTAAAGTAACAGTTGATTGACCGTCTTTAGCATTTCCTGCTGTAAAGCTATTTGTGTTGTAGCCAGCATCTCCGATCATAGCTTGAGTAACTGCCGCGTCCGCTTTAATAACATATTCTTGTTGCGGGTTGTCATTTACAAAACCTATTCCGTCGTTGCTACCTGTATTATAGTCAGTTCCAAATGTTGTGCTTGCTGCAACTGAGTTAGCAAAAGTTGGTTTGCTAGTAGCGTTATCTATATAGAAAGCGCCATTGAACACACCAATTAGAGGAGCGTGACCTGTATTTTCATACGCTGCTCCACCTGCTCCACCGTCGTCAGTTGTTGCGAAACTTGCATCTTGTAAATAACCTTGATCGCCACCTGCATCTTGAAGTGACACTGGGTTATTTTTGAAGATACCAACACCTAGGCCTGATTTGATTTTGTAGTTAGATTGTCCTGAAGTCGCCGGAGTATTTCCAAGCGTCATAGAAGTTCTTAACCCAAAACCAGTTGTACTTGCATTTGCCATAGTATTTGTTTCCTTTTTATGTACCTGCCCCGAAGGGCCTCCAGTACGGTTTAATTTATTTTGTTGGACTTAGAAATTGTTATAAGACTATTTCTTTGTACCACCAAAAGTTACACGAGTATTAGATTCCTTTTGGAATTTCATACCGGGGTGCTGTTCCTTCATAAGATTGTTCTCTACTGCTTCTTCTTTTGCATCGTTTTGCGTTTTATAATAAGCATCGATTTGAAGCGCAATCTCTTCGGGTATCCTAGCCAGCAATAGGCCTCCCACTCCGATTATTCCAGCGTATCTGCCTTCTGTCATCTCTGGATATTGAGTTTCTGGATATTGGTCAGCTCTCACTAACTCCCATCCTTCTCTCAAAGATGATGCTACATTTTTAGCATCTGATGTTCCAAGTATTTCAGAACGTATCCATTGATGTCTAAATCCAGTTGGCGCTGGGGGTGCATCAAGTGAGTTGGGTGGAGTCCAAACTTTTTTGACTTCTATTTTGTCTCTAGTTTGACTCGCACGAGAAGTTTTTATTTTTTCATTTTCCATTTTATGCTCCTTCCGTGATTTTTAATTGTTTTGCATAAGCTTCTAGCGGCACACCTAATCTTTTAGCAATTGCTACCTGTGACGGTGAGAGTTTCACAGTTTTACTTTTGCGTCCTGTTGAAGCCGAACGTTTAGCTGAAGCTACATTTTGAACCGGTCTGGCTCTTTCTGTAGTATTACCCTCTACCTTATCAAATTTATGCGGAAATTCAAGTCTTATTCTTGAGTCAACTTCTTCATAATATTCTTTAGATTTTGGATCATAACCTTCTTTTTCTACAAGCGTTTTATGTATATCAAACGCTGTATAAGTCATTGCTGAATCATTACCAAACCAAGGGTTTTCAGACGCCCAGGCTTCTGCCATAGGGTCAGATTGAGTCGGTTGTCTTGTTTGTTGAGGTGTTACATTAACCTCTTTAGACACTGGTTTAGATGCTTCAGCGGCTTTCATAGCGTTCAATCTTGCAGCATCCATAGTCAAATTAGAAATTTGTTCTTGGGCTGCAATTTGTCCGTCTACATCTTGAGACTCAATAGCAGTTTTAAGAGCTTGTCTTGCTGCTGCCATATTTGTTTTAACTCTCGTCTCAAATTCTGAAGTGTAAGATTTATCTAATTTAGATAATCTTCCTTCTAAATCACTCTTTTGTCTGTTGGCTGCTTCTGCAAATGCAATAGCTTCTTCTTTTTGTCTTTCAGCTTCTCGCATTTTACGAGTTAGTTTAGCAATACGTTTTTGTACTCCTTCACTGTACTCTTGAACTTCATCTTTTTTTTCAAGTTTAGTTTCTCTTTCGTTTTCAAAAGTTTTGTCAACTTCAGATACTTCTTCAACTTCTATTTTTTCTTCAGCAGGTGCTTCAACTTTTTCGGGTTCACCTTTATCATCTAAATTAATTTCGGCTCCTTGTTCTTCACCGACGTCAATTAGACTTTCTGTTTTTTCGTTTTCTGTTGGCATAGTTTCCTTCCTATGTTGTTAAATGTAATGAAGAACTGATTCAGGATCACCTATGGTCCCTAACACTTCATCATCGTTTAGTATTCGCACTTCTCCACCTTCAATCGGTAAACGTGCACCAGCATATCTGGCAAACATCACCCAATCTCCTACTTTACACCACGGCTTATTAAATTTATCTTTATCCGCGTATGCAAGATCTCCCATTTTTAAAACATAACCACAAGTAGTTGCGATTCTAGCTTTGTCTAATTGTTCTTGAGAGAATAAAATTCCACCTTTAGTTTTTTCTTTTGGTGTAAAAGGTAAAACTAAAATCCTGTATCCAACCGGTTCTGGTAACTGGTCTTCTACATCTTTAATATTTTTTTCGTCTAATCTTATTGCGTGAGGCTCTTCTTTTTTTTCTGCTTCGTATTTATCTTGAAGACCTAATTTAATTTTTGGTACTTCCTTGTCCGATGTCGATAACGTTTCCTTGCTCATTTTTTTGCTCCTTTGGTTCTAGCAGGTTAGAGATTTCCTGTAATGTTAATTGGTAAGCGTGTGCTTGTCCTAGCATATACTTATATTTTTCCATACTGTCAACCCCACCAGTAATCATACTGTCTCCAATTTGTTGTAGAGTTGCGTTAAGTGTTTTCTTAAGTTTATCTATTATTACTAAATCGTCCATCTTCTCTCCTTATAGTTTGAATTGTTGCAACACTTTTATTTTCTCTTCAGCATTTGCAATTTTTTCGATTAGTTTATCTACTTCATCTATGTGTTGTGGATGTTCTCCAATACCTACAGAATTTTCCAAGTAAATTTTAAGTGTAGCGTCAGCCTCTAAAATTTGAGCTTCATATCTAGCTTCTAATGCATCTATGATTGCTGTTCTCATTTTTTCCTTTTTCTTCTTTTGTTTAGCAGTTTAACTCTAGACTGCCAACACCATTCTGTCATTTTAATAACATACGTTTCAACAAATGCAATAGCATCATCAAGTTTAGCAAAACAGTTATAAATAAATCGATCTAGCACTTCCACCTTTTTCTAGCCTGACGTAGTCTAGAATTAGGATCTCTTGCTGCTTTAGGAAATTTTTTCATTTGACCTGCACTTCTTGCGCAGTATGATTTTCGCCTGTTAGCGGCAGCGGACCCTTTTTTAACTTTACCAGTCACAGCTGTTTTTAATTTAGAACCGGGATTTTTTCTTCTGTAGGCAGCGACACCGGCTCGTGTCATACCTGCTCCAGACTTTGTAGGTCTAAAGTTCTTTTTGTTTCTTGCAGGCATATTGTCTTGTTTTCGCATTACAACATTCCTTTATAATATTTTTTTAAACTTGGATTTGAAACTTGTACTCCACCTAAACTACCATCTATGTAGCTACCTCTATAAGTTCTTTGTGCTTGCCCTATCATACCACCATCTTTAGCAAATGTTTTAACGTTAGTTGGTTTAGGTCCTTTGTTACTTACTGCTCTTTTTCGTCTGACAGCACTCGCCTTTTGCCCACTTGTCATTTGTGTGGCTTTTGCAAGTGGAACGCATTTTGGATATTTCCTTTTGCTTCCCTTCGATCTCCCGCACGGTTGATACTTGCCGTTCTTCTTCGGAGCTCCAATGTCCACCCATTTCTCGTCCAACCATTTTTTTAATCCACTCATTAAACCATTTTTGTTTTTTTACGTCTATTAGACATAACCTTACCACATCCTCTTGCAATAAAACCGCCATCAGCTTTTTTAGTTCTACCTACTTTGCCTTTGCAATATTTGGATGCCCAAATATTAGCGTACGCACTAGGATAAACATCAAACTTTTTTTTCGCGGCAGCTTTACCTGCAGGACATAGTTTAGCCATTACTTCTTCCTTTTTTTAACTCTACCACCTTTTTTCATATAGCCCATTTTAGCGACTACTTGAGGTGCTTTCTTTTTTAATTTAGCAAGACCAGGTTGCTTCTTTGCATCTATTTTTTTCATTATGCTTTGTTCCTTAATTTATTTAAAGTCATAGCAAATCTAGCACGTTGTCCTAGTTTGCCTTTTTTCTTCGCAGCGGCTTTTAATTTAGAAGCTGGAATCTTTTCGCCTTTCTTTATTCCTAAAGACTTACGTAAAGCTCCCGGCTTTTTAATTGCCTTCTGTATGAACTTTTGTCGAGCCATAAACTACTTGTTTATTTTGCCAGACTTTTTAGCTTTAGAACCAAACTTACCATAAGACTCATCTCTTGAATCTTTTAATTGTTTTTTAGTTCTTTTCTTTTTTATTCTCATTGCGATAGATTCATCTTTTCTATCTTTGTAACCCTGTTTTTTCTTTTTAACAGAACCACCTTTTTTATACATAGCACCACCTTGCATACCCATATCGTCTTTGTAGTAACCAGACATCATATCTTTTCTTGCGTTAGACATTCCGCCCATTGCTTTTTTTACTCTGCCGCCAGCCTTCATTGGATTAGCGACTTGTGTGTTAAATCTTCTATTTGGCATTATTTTTTTCCTCCGTTTTTAAAGATTTGTGTTCCCTTTATTCCAAAAATACTTCCGACGACGAGGATCCAAAGGGTACTGAACCAGGTCGGGAGTGCCGCGAAATGCTCGAAGAAAGTTTTCACTTTATCGAGAGCGCCAGGATCCTCTGAGAAGACTCCCCAAGCGAGCACAATTATGGGCGCCGACAAAATTAACAAAACGAACTCGTCCTTGTAGTCATTCTGACGTGCCTCTAACAACTTGCCTTGGTAAGCTTCCTCACCACGAGCTTGTCGTTCTGCGTGCAACAGTTGAGCATCAGACATCGCGACTTTTGCCTTCTGCTTGTTAGCATAAATTTTACTACCAGCAGAGACGGCTAATTTAATTGCCGATAACCACATGTTAGTACCAAGTTGCTTTTTTAGTTTTAGATTTTAACATT